TTGAATGTTTGAATTCTTTGGGTATGTGCGGTATCTTACAGGGACAAGGCCTGGTATTTGTAATGAATGATTGATTTTTACAACAAACTCATTATTATTATTTTTGCTGATTTCTATATATATATCGGTTGACAGCTCTTGAATATATCCACCTGTCAAAGCATCTATGTACGGCATGCAATGCTTTACAGAAGTGTTCAAGCTGGAGTCGGATAGATAGTCAGCCTTGCCTCCAATAAAAGAATCAATTTTTCTCCACCATTCTGGGACATAAAATTTAGATGGTTTTGGATGTTGTGTTGCGGTAGCTGCGATCTTCCCTATTGGGACAAAACGAATATCTAATGTCATTTAAACTTCGGACCCTCTATCCAAACAACTAAACTTTTTCTTGTTCCGTCAGATACTGGCGTAACACGATGCATTGCGTAAGATGGGAAAAATATAACACTTCCTTTTTCTTGATTAACAACATGCTCTGCTGTTGCATCAGGATTCATATATATTTCAAAATCTCCACCTTCAAAATCACCTTGGTCTGTTAAAATCACGCTTAAAGACAATTTTCTTGTTGTAGCGATATTACCAATCTGAACATCTTTAACTGGATCAATGTCCATATGCCAGTTGTAGTGATCTAAATCGCTCCCGTATTCAGTGTATTGAATATAAGAAAAACCATATAAATCATATTGAAAATACTTGTCGTTGACAAAGGTGGATGCCTCAATAAGTCTATTAAAAATCCAATCTGTCTCCATACCTGGATCAATGAAGGAGTTCTTTGATTGACGATGATTGCTATAAATAGACTGCTCTCCACCAACAACAGAATCCATCATCGGCAAACTGCTGCCAATATCGCTAATCAAATCACACTCGTCACTAGTAAACACTCCGCTTAGTGCAATAAAAGGATGAGTTGTGCTATAGTGAAAATTAGGGTTAATTATCATTAAGATCAGCCTTTGAATAAAAACGATGAATTAAAGCTTTTTTTGGATCAGACATATCCCAAACGGCATCTTCGCCTTGAGCTTTCAAGACTGATTGGCTGTACGATGGATATTTATCAAATATCAATTCCCAATAGCTATTTATAATAGCTACGGTTGTATGAATTGGACCAGCACTTGCGGTATGACGATCTGTAAGCGCTGACCTAAAAGAACTAACTTGCTCGTCATAATGAGCAATTACTGCATCTGTGATGTCCCACAAAAACTCTGGGTCTTCGTCAATGATGTCAAAAAAACTTATTGTTTGATCCAAGAAAAGAATCTCGTTTTCATAAAGGACAGCTGGTCCCATAGTTGTTTTTTTTATTTCGTATTTTTTCATACCAATAATACTACCACTTATTTAATGGGCAAGTAGCGTTTATTAAATGAGTTTTAACTTTCATAAAGCAACCGCATTCTTTGCATGTCATGGTTGGTTTAAATAGACGGGGGCACTGTTTACAAATATCAAGACGCTCTTGAGCCCTGCTTTTACTATATTCTTCCATAAAGATTCCTATGTAGATTAAAGTGGATCGTAATCAAAAGTTGTAATTGTTGTTCCAGCATTCAGTGTGCTTGGACCAACAAGCATACCATGTTTTTTAGTTTTTGCTGGGGTTCCAGAAGAAGCTGTGTACGATGCAACAGTGCCACCAGATGTCATTTGAGCCGTTATTGTAGCGCTTGAAGCACCAGTATTGGCTTGAACATAAGCAACATAATCACTATTGCTTGTTGTGTTTGCAATAGTTGTTGAATTCACTGATGACACTGTTCCAGCAGTGTTTTTAACAGTTTCAAGCGTATGAACATAATATGTTGTTAAGCTTGCTGCATACGATACATAGCAAGTTGTTCCACTTAAAGAACCACCGCTTGGACATCCATATGTTGTTGGACCAGGGGCATGGTTTGGTCCAATACATCCAACCCATTCATGACCATTTAATTGACAGCAGATCCCGTGATAAAAATAACCACCTGGGCAGTAGTAGTATACGCTTCCATAAGCAGATGCTCCATATGTGTAGTGGTAGTGCAGTTGTACTATTCGTAGCTGTGAAACTATCAGTAAATCTTGCTAATCTTGCGAGAAGCTGTCTTGGGCTTAATGGTCCAAGTACCGATGATGCTTTAAATATTAGTCCCATGAATCCTCCAATTAGTAGTTCAAGCTTGAGCTACCAAAGACTGTCCATGCACTTCCTGTTCTTAGCAACACGAAGCTAAAGATGTCAATCTTGTTTGCCGTACCAGACGGAGCTGATCCACCTGACCATTTAATTGTCTGACCAGAACCGCCAATTTGCAATACGCTAGGGATATAAGCCGTAGCTCCTTGTGTAACGATTACAGTTGCAGCAATTAAAGCCCCAGATACTGTCAGACCGCCAGTCAGTGTCGTATTACCAGTTACAGCCAAATCTGTTGAAACTGTTGCATTACCAGTTACGGTAAGATCAGTTGTAACAGTAGCGTTACCAGCGACATTTAACAATCCGCCAATATACGCATTATTTGCAGTAGCAATACCACCAGTCACAACGAGAGCACCAGTGGTGGTGTTTGAGGCAGCAGTCGTGTTGGATAGAGTTACAATTCCAGCAATATTTGCAAGACCACTTGCCTCAATATTAGCAAGAACCAGCGATGCATTTGCTGCTGCGGCAAAGTTTGCAGTCGTTGTTGGAGCGGATGTAAGATTAGTAAATAACTTAAACTTACCGCTATCACTTGCATCTCTCAAAAGACCTGCATACTTAACAGCTCCGTCATTAAATTTACCAGCAAACCCAAGATCAAAAGTGTCACCCGTGTTTGTGTTACCCATGAACACAATTGGGTCTGATACAGTAAGGTTATTTGATTCAAATGCACCACCACCTACTGTGATAGTTCCCTGAATACTTGTATTACCTTGAATGTAAACATTACCACCAACACCAAGACCGCCAGCAACAACTAGCGCTCCAGTTGTAGAGCTGTTTGAGTTAGTAGCGATATTAATATTTACAGAAGTATCTGGAGTGATAACCATCTGAGTATTACTACTCTGAAGACCGCCAGCTGCAAAGATGATCTTATTTTGCGTACCATTACCACCAGTAGCAAGAATTAGGTTTCCATGACCAGCACTGTTAGCTGGGGCTTCTACGAATAGATATCCGTCATGAGGACCAGTAACGGTAAAGCCTGGGTCTGAGAAGTTTGATGATGTAATACCCATGTCAATCCAGCCAGTATCGTCATCACCTTGATCTGCATACGCAATGAAGTCTGTTGAGCTATTTGCGTTTGTACCTAAGTTTCTAAACGCAATCTGCGAGTAATCCACTGTGTTTGATTGAACAACGATGGTTGGGTTAGTGAGAGTTGTTGCAAATGTTCCAGCATTTGCTCCAACAAAAGTGTTACCAGAAACTGCTAGGCTTGCAATAGACGGGGAGTTTGTCCAAGATGCATTTGATCCATCAGTTGTAAGCAACTTGCCCATATTTCCAGTTTGAGCTGGGATTGGATCTGCGCCGTTAACAATTGTTTCCCATCTGCCTGCTGTTTCATCAGCAAATCCAGGTGAGTTTGATGTAAAATCTGATGTTGCAATTGAGTAGTCAATACCATTGTAAACAACATCATCTTTCAAATAAGCTGTATTTGCCAGCCATGAACCACGATTTCTAAGACCACGAACAAATGATTCCCACTTACTTGCTGCAAGATCGGTTGCAAATGTACCTGATGTGTGAGCTACTAAACAAATATATGTTGAGCCTCCTCTAACCACGATGTCATCTACGACATATGCGGTAGTTGTTGCCCAGTTACCCTTGTAATCTTGTCCTTCTGACATTACACGCCAATAAGTGGTATTTGTTGGGAGGTTGCCACTAGCATTTGTCGTATTAATGTATACATATGATTTTCCACCATACGATACAACATCATTAATTTCATATGTGGTAGCACCACTATATACACCCTGATGGTAGAACCTTAGTCTACCAAGATCTATTGCAGTCATTTATGCAACCTCCGCTATTAAATTCTTTTCATTACCAGTATACCAAGAAAATGTTAATGCAGCTTGGCTGGTTAACCAGTTCTTATAGATATCATGATTTGATGGATCAAAATATTCATTATCTGGACTAAATGTGTCACCAAGCCTGTGGGCTGGGATTGACACAACATTTACCGTTGTAGTATCGTATTCGTTTGTAACAATTGATGGCTCAAGAACTTCTTGAATAATCAATTTAGCATTTGCTGGATAGTACTGAAAACCATAAAACTTGTCACCGATCTTAAACTCTTCTTTTGTAGGATCCCATGTGACTACGGCAGATGCTCCAGAACCACCAGTTCCAGAGCCGCTATTTACAAGATTAGGCATACTCTACCCCGCTAATATTAAATGTTATTGTGCTATTACTTGAAGCTACATAAACATTGCTATTTGCTGGTACGACAATTGATGTATTATAATACAACACATCACTCTTAATAATATTTGCATTACTAATGATTTTATTATTATTTCCAGGAGCAGCTCCTGCTATAAGAATATGAATGTCTGCCGTAGCATTGGCTGTATCGCTGGTATTGCAAATATTTATTGATTTAATAATTGTATAATTTCCGACTGTATTAGCAACGGTATAAACATTAGAACCCGTTGAATTACCCAAATACAAAGACTTTGGAACTAGATTTGCCATTTATGCCCCCATCCACATTAAAACTTCATTATCATATGTTGTAGTGTTCATATCCTGAATTGTTGCTGCATCAAGGATGTGGTCAACGAATGCACCAGATGCATGTGATCTTGCGGTTGTACCATCATAACCACGAGTTTGAATCGTAAATGTTGTTCCTGATCTGGATGAGATGAGCATTTTTTCCTCATCACTTGTCCCCCTGTCAAGAACAACAGCAAATGGATTCGCACCAGATGGAAACCCTACAGCATCGGTTACAGAAAAAGAAGAATCACCACTTGAGATATTAGCGCTTAAGTTTGTTCTTAGAGCCGCTCCTGTAAATTCTCTTCTCAGCATCCTAAACCCCTTAGTCAATGCTGATATCAAGATCGCCTGTTGCGATTCTTAAAGTATCCCCAGCATCTGTTGTTTTGTTAGTTGTAAGTGTTCCATACAACAACATATTTCCACTTGTAAGAGCATCAAAAATACCAATTGCAACCGTTGTAGCAGCTGGCATACCAGTAAAGTCAACATTTGAATCATTTGATGTTGCACCACTTGATGCTGCGCTGAATGTAGCGACTTGACGAGCATAAGAACCACCAGTAACTTCTGTTCCACCACCAGCATCTGATGGGGCTACTGTGAATAGTGCGATATAAACATCAGCTGGCATTGAGTATGATGCTGTTCCAAGGAAGTGATCAATAAGTTTATTCTCAAGATAGTTTGTAAGATTGCCTGCCATTATTAATCCTCCTGATTAGTATAATACATTTCCTTTTCTTCATCACTAGGCAATCTGAAATTATCTAATGCGAGAAGTAAATTGGCTTCTTCCATCGGAAGCAAAGCCATTTTATTTCTTTGTGAAAAATGGAATCCAGACCCTGTTGTATATCCAGCACCGCTTTCAAAAACAACTAAAACTGTTCCTTCTTTAGAAACATTTTCTTCAGTAATCTGCTTTTTTGCTGCAGCTTTTTTAGCTGCTGGTTTTTTTGGCTTGTTAATTTCTTCTGTAGTTACGCTTACTTCATTATTAGTCATATGATCAATCTTATCATCTATATCTATTTAAATCAATTGAGAACGATAAAAGGCGGGGTCTTTTGACCCCGCCCGTTATCTACTTTAATTGTTTAAATTAGAGTGAGCGCAACTTAACATTCTTACCGATTACATATGAATCAGCATTTTCAATGTTGCTTGCAACTCTCATGTACTGTGTGTACTCAATTGTGTCAGTCTTTGGCTTGAACTGGCGGTACACTGTGATGTCACGGTGGATACCAATTACACGGTTATTTGGGAATGTAAGTTCTACATAACCATGCGAACCAGCTGCACCTGAGTAGTCACCAGTTACGGTTTCTGGCATCAGAGGTACTTCAATCAATGGAATGCCGAATGGCGAGAGACCAGTTGCACCTGGACCACCATTTGCTCTCATTGCACCTTGCAAGAATGCCATTTCACCAGCTGTTGACATTGGAGCAGGTGCGCCTGCTGTTGCCTCAGTTGCTGAGTTTGGATTACCCAAGCTGTAAATTGAGTCTTGGACAACGCCTGGACCCGTGAAGAATCGCAGTTCGTTACGGCGCTGCAAGTACTTGCTTGGCAAGTTGCGGAGAACCTTGTCGTAAACCGAACGAGAAACATTGTTTCCTGCGAAGTCTACAGTTACACCGCTTGCCTTTGCAAGCTTAACAAAACCGTCAAGAGCCTTAAGAAGACCGTTGTTTGACGATGTGTTACCGTTGATGAACAGGTCATCAAGGTCGTTTGCTGTCTGGCGAGCCATAATCTGTGCAATATGGTCTTCCAGCGAAGCGCCCTCAATGTTGTCTTCCAACGATTCTGTTGAAATATTCCAGTCAAGACGGAGCTTTACAGTTGAAAGCGATACCTTGCTGAATGTGACAGCTGCATTTGCGCCATCATCTGTTGCTTCGGTTGCCTTTGCAAGCAAACGAGTACCAACGGACACCTTGTCAATGTCCATTTGAGGTGTGCGCATACGCACA